CCGCAGGCCCCCCGGAGGGTGAGGCTTGATTATAGTCAGGCCGCCGGCAGGGCACGAGGCGCGGATGCGTCGAGGGCCCCCACGGCAGTGGCCTCCCCGGAGGGGCCTCCGGAGGTGCACACCACCTCTAAATACGAAGCTCTAGTAGGCACCGCGTGTAACGCCAGTATTACCTACTAGAGCGAAGTAACGCATTACATTGCGTACTATAAAAGCGCAAGTTTGTTTGTCAAAATTCCATTCTTCAAAAAGTTTTTAAATGCCAAACTATCGTCGTCTTGCACGAGAGGCAACGCAGGCTGCTGCTCGTTTATACAACCGCAATCCTCAGTTGTATAAGAATTTGGCATTTGCTGCTGGCAAAAAATTCATTCAATATGCTGCCGGACCAAGCACGCCTAAAGGTCAAACAGGTTCTGCTGGACGACGTAATTTGGCCAATAATCAAGGCGCGCCGGTTAAGAAGGCTCGTTCAGGGTCTACGGCCAGCAGACTTGAAAGTCTTATTGGAGCTTCTCCAAGACGCCCACCATTCGTGTCTATGGGAATGTACCCGACGCGCTTTACTCAAGCAAAATCTAGTGGATTTGCAAAAACCCGTTCCATTAGACCCAACCGACATCAAATTGCCGGAATTAATTATACAGGAGAGTTTGGAGGAACTACTGCAGACCTCGACATGGTCACCATAGGCCACAGTACGTGCCCTGCGCGTGTGATGTATACACAGATGTGGCACGCTGTTGTGAAGACATTGTTGAAGCGTGCCGATTACGATTGTATCAGCATGACTAGTGGATTGCCTGAAGCTGGTACAATTGCTGTCACATACAAGAAACAAGTGGACACGTCTCAAGTTGTTGAGACTTACACTGTTGTTCAAAATACCACCACTGCAAGTGATATTGCTGCATGGCTTGGAGATTCCGGCCGTGGTTGGAATGCTAATGGAGTTAGCGACAGCAACAACGTCGAATTCTATGCACTTCACTTTATTGTGAAAACTCCTGCTGTCGGCGGTAATTACACTATGAAAGAAGCTCGTTTGCGTTTGGACGAAATGAGCGTGACATTGAAGATTAAGTCATCGTTGAAGATGCAAAATCGTTCTACTCACACCGCCGATGCTCATAATGCTGACACTATTGATCAAGTTCCGTTGTACGGAAAGAGTTATGAAGGAACCGGCTCTGGAGCCCGCTATTTAAATGAGCAAGGAAACATCAAGTCGTTTCAGTGCGATATTAACAACGGAGTCATTATTAATTCACGCCCTCTCGATATGAAAGAACCACCTAAAGCTAGCGAATTTAAAGGTGTTACCCGTATGGGTAAAATGCGTATTGAACCTGGCAATATCAAAACAAGTGTCCTGAGTCAAACGGTTACTCACAAAATTGCTGTATGGACTCGCAAATTGGTACCTTTGTTGTACAATCAATTTCAAAAAGCGACACTAGGTCGTTATCGATTCTTTTGTATGGAGAAGATTCTCGACGCCGAACATACAGATGCTCTGACTATCGCTTTTGAGCACAATCTCTCTATCACGACGTACACGAAGTTTAGTAGTCGTAATGGCACTGTTCAACTTTTCGAATCTACTCGTAATATTACCCCTTAAATGACCTAAATAGACCGCGTGAATTTTCTTATCATGACGTCATTTGTTTGCGGTTTCAGACGCCACTTATTCCTATTTCGGCATAAGTGGCGTACGGTTTCAGATACAAATAATTGCCTATAAAAGGCGGCCCTGTGACGCCGTTACACCATGCCTCCGACACCCGCAATTGGACGATATTGGATACTTACGATACCCCACCATGAATTCGTCCCCTACCTCCCCGCCGGCATCCAATGGATCAAGGGTCAACTCGAGACCGGCGCCGGTGGATATCTCCACTGGCAGATCGTCCTCGCCTTCCCCAAGAACGCCCGCTTATCGGCCGTTAGGAACATATTCGGACCCGTTCACGGTGAACTCACAAGATCCGACGCCGCCGTCGAATATGTATGGAAGGATGACACCGCAGTCGATGGGACCCGATTTGAACTCGGGAAGCGACTTCTTCGGCGAGATTGTAAACGAGACTGGGATGCTGTTTGGGACTCCGCCAAATCCGGCGAACTGGAGGCCATTGACGCCTGTCTCCGAGTCCAACACTATCGAGGACTTAAACAGATCGCAGCCGACCATCTCACACCGGTGGCTGTCGAGAAGATCGTCGATGTCTTCTGGGGACCCACGGGAACCGGAAAATCCCGACGAGCATGGGATGAGGCTGGACTGGACGCCTACCCCAAGGATCCGCGTACGAAGTTTTGGTGCGGATACGGCGGACAACCACACGTTGTCATCGACGAGTTTCGAGGCGGCATCGACATTGCTCACCTTCTCCGCTGGCTCGACCGCTACCCAGTTACCGTTGAGACGAAGGGTAGTGCCACAGTACTTAGGGCCAGTCGGATCTGGTTTACGTCCAACATACCACCAGAACAGTGGTTCCCGGGACTTGACCCGGCAACTATGGCGGCGCTACGCCGACGCCTACGCGTTACCCACTTTCCCGGGCCGATAGTTGCCCCACCGGAGGTCTAATTAATAAACTTCTGAGTCTTTTCATGAAGTTGAGCCGCAGGCCCCGCGGAGCGTTTACATATCCTCATAAACATGGAGCCGCAGGCCCCCCGGAGGGTGAGGCTTGATTATAGTCAGGCCGCCGGCAGGGCACGAGGCGCGGATGCGTCGAGGGCCCCCACGGCAGTGGCCTCCCCGGAGGGGCCTCCGGAGGTGC